CGGGCGGAGTCACGGGCTCAGTAACTGGCGGGCTCACGGGCTCCACCGGCGTCACAGGCTCAGTAACTGGCGGGCTCACGGGCTCCACCGGCGTCACAGGCTCAGTAACTGGCGGGCTCACGGGCTCAGTAACTGGCGGGCTCACGGGCTCAGTAACTGGCGGGGTCACGGGCGGAGTCACGGGCGGAGTCACGGGCGGAGTCACGGGCTCCACTGGCGTTGCTGGAGGTGGGTTTACGTCAGGCCATGTATTTGGTTGCCCGGGATCAAACCCGGGGTTTTCCTCTGGGGTTGGCCACGTAAACGGGTCCGTTGGCACAAAAACAGGCTTGCGCGGATCGTGCGGTTGTATGTCGGGGTCGTTGGCAGGGGGTGTTTCTGGCGGCACAAACGGGTCGCCCTCTGGCAGTTCAGGGGGGTTAAATGGATCGTTTGCTGGCGGAGCTTCCGGGGGCACGAATGGGTCGTCCTCTGGCGGGGTCTCTGGCGGTGGCTCTGCGTCTGGGGTGGGCGACGGCAACGGCAGGCCCGAAACAGGATCGACCAACTGCCAGTCCTGCACCTCTTCCGTAGTGTCCGAGTAGTCGCCGGGTTGCACAACATAATCAGGCTTGGTCGCAGGGGTTGTCGCCGGTGGCGTTACTGGGGCTGTTGGGTTGACGACGCCACGCCCTGCACCGGCAGTGCTTTCGGTCAGGGTAATACCCGCTTGTCGGGCCCTATCAAGAAGGTCAGCCTCATTTACGTTCAACTCGGGTGCAAAAGTTGCCAAGCTTGGACCAGTACCCAAAATCTTTGCAACGCTGGACCCAAATGCGCCTAGCGCACGGTCGAGGGCCGGTAGCTTTTTAAGGAAGTCAGGGTCGTTTGCCGCATCAGCAACAACTCTATACAGCGCAGGACCCGCGCGCTCCATCGCCGCCGCATAACCCGGAGACGCTGGGGAGGGCAATGCTTGTGTAAGCCCGACATTTGCCAACTCTCCGGAAATAATGTTCTGAATCTGGCTTGACGCAAAAGCGTCTGGCCCAACAATCTCCGCAAGATCAGATTCAGTCAAAGAGCCCGCATCCGCAAACTGGCCGTCTTCGTTTACAAGGCCGGCGTCGGCAAGAACTTGGGCAGTGCTACCGCTTCCTTGGGGTGTTACTTCGTCCACCACCCGGTTGGTGATGCCGCCAGTGGGTCCTGAGTCCTTGATTGCGTTTTTTGCTGCCGCAATGGCGGAGTTAATTACCACCTGATCCAGTGGCTTACCCGAAATCACACCCGTCACAGCGTTGGTGACGATCTTCTTCTGGGCGTCAGTGAGTGTGCTAAACCCCTCAACATTACCCAAGATGGAGTTAGTGGCACCGCTTACACCACCAACAGCAGCGCCGCGAAGCGCCGCATCCAGAGGATTTTCACCTTTCAACAACGCTGCGCCACCCGAGACTGCGGCATTGTTAAATGCGTTGGTGATGGTGTTTGTAACCCCTTCAGACAGACCGAGGTCTTTGATGTAGGAGCTTCCCTCCTTCATCAAATCCGAACCGGGGATTTGCGCGACGGCAAATGAAACTGCCGCACTCTTAACGGCGTCACCAATATCTTTGCCACTCAAGACTTGCATCGCCAAATTGGCCGCAATCTGCTGCGGGATCGACAAGCCGCCAGTAGCAATAGCCAAACCAATTTGACCGATTGGGCCAAGGTCCTGCATGAGGTTGGCAAGCGAGTTGCTGCTTTGCTCCGTCGTGTAAAAGATCGGGTTGCCTTGAGCATCAAACTGGACGCGATAGCCCGTGTTGCCATCACCCGCATACGTCCCACCAAACGCGTTGCCGAATTGCCGTTCGCCGTATGTGTTGGGCACAACCTGCCCGGTCGCTTTGTTGCCGTAGGCTTTCTGCGTCCCAATCTGGGCCGAGTAAGTTCTTTCGGAATTTTCGCCGCCCGTGTCAAAGGTTTTAACGAGGCTTGGGTCTACAGGTTTACCATCAGGACCTGTGTATCCCACAAGCCGCGTGGTGTAGCTGGCCGCGTCACCATAACCATCGGGAGTAGATTCATAAATCGGCGTAACGGCCACGTCCGCAGGAACATCAATCTGCCCAAACTGGCTGATGTCGGTGATGCCAATGTCGGCCAGAATCCGGGCCATGTCTTCGGCATTAGCTTGCGCAGAGCCGTGACCCTCACCAGACCATCTTCCGGTCATGCCTTGGCCAAGAATTTGAGATGCAATCTTTTCGATGGCGCTGGCTTTACTTGTATCTGCCATGATTTTCCTTATGGGGGCGTTGGTCGCGGCACAGGCAGCGGCGCAATGAAGTTTACAGCCATCACTGCCGATGGCATACCCGGATGTGGTGCAGATGCTGTGGCAGCTTCCAGCGACATATTTACGTCATCAGACGCCCACTGCATTTCAATGTACTCGCCAACATCCAAGTCAATATTGAAGTTCCATGAAATGTTCAAGTGGGTATTTCCACCAGACACTGTGTACTGGTGGGTGGAGTAGCCAATGTCAGTTCCGTTTCTGGCAATCCAGACGTATACCTGCTTGGCACTGCCGGAATTGCTGCGAAGCTGACCGGAAAACTGGAAGTTGTAGATGCCACCAATATCAACGTACACCCGACTGTCCGTGCCAGAGTTGACCCGCACGGCGTTGTTGAGATACTCAATCGGAAAGTTGATGGGCTGACCGACGTTCGCTGTAGCAATGGGCTGATCGGTGGTGCTAAAGAACAAGCCATTGGGGCAACCAATGTACTGCCCGCCGTTCACCCCAACCACGTTGTTGATGGATGAATCGACTAGGTTGAAGTACAACCGCAGTACGTTGTTGAGTTGATCCTGATACTGACGGCCATACTCCGGCTGCGCAAGCGGCAAGTTTGGTGCTGCAATCTTTTGGAGCTGTCCCATGATTATCTACGTCCATCAGGCTTGATGTCGATTCGAGGAGCGCCGAGCTGCCATGCCGTGCCCAGTCGGTCAGACTCTACCTTAAAGATGATCTGGCGTCCACGAACCCGGATGTAAACCTGCCCTGTGAACTCTTCAATCGGAGCCGTGGCAATACGCTGGATTGTGGCGTTGCTTGTGCCGTTGGTTGACCTTGGGTCGGTATAGCCTGAACCAGAGTTCCGCATCGGGATCAGTGTCATGGTGCACTGAGGCGTCAGGTCACCGGTCGAGTTGCGGAATGTCAAATCAGGGATGACACGCCAGATAAAGCCAAAATTATGGCCGTCATCAATATCAAACTCAGACGAGCCAATAGATGCCGCGATAGCAGCAGGAGTGCCCGTCTCATTGTCGTCGTTGCCTTGCTCATGGTTCACCAAGTTGTAGCTGTACGTGGCAGCCAGAGGGTAGTCGCGCAAGCCGGAATCCAGCCATGCTGTGCGGCCCATCGTGCCGTAGTACCAGATGTCTTCCGCGTAGTTGTACACAACATACTTGTCCACCACGTTGCTGCCTTGAGAGCAGTAGAACCACCAGACCTCGTTGAAGCCCTCACTGGTTCCGGCAAACACTTGTTGGTACTGCGATTGGTTGATGTCGCTGAAGATGTACTGGCGCAAGTCGCACCGCAGGGTTTGCACGCGACCGTCGTATTTGTAGAACTTGTCTACGCCCATCCAGTAAACCACGCCGGATGCAGTGGCCGCGCCGTTCGGGCTTACGATGGAGATGTTGTCGCCCAGCAACTCGCTCTTCCAAACCGCAGGAGCGCCCGTGTACTGCAAGGAGTAGATGGCCGAATCCGACCACACCACAATTTCTTGGCGGGTTTGCAAGCACGTCACCAGCTCGGAGCCGTGCGAAAACTGAACGCTGCCCGCTTGGTTGGTGGCCGCAGGTGTCCAGTTGACGGCGCTCTCTTGATCCGACCAACGAATCAGCATGGGGTTTTGCACAACCGAGCCGTAGTCGTTACAGCCGAAAGCAAAAACAAACCGGCTGATGTCCGACACGAAGGTGAACTTCTGCACCGTAGGGACATCTGAAGCACCGTTCAAATATTGCAGAGGCACACCGCGAGAGCTTACCCCGCTGGTTGCATCCCAGTAATAGATGTTTCCATCCCGAGGCGCAAAGATCAAATCTTCACCGTAGTTGGACTGACTCCACAGGCGCAAGCTGGCAAAGGTCGATCCACCCGTTCCCCATGTGCCTGAACCCCAAGTGCCTGCACCCCAGCCGGTTACAGGAACCTGAAAAGCTGGACCGACGTTGATCTGGTATGCAGCGGATACAGAGCCACCACCGGGGGAGCCGGATACGTCTGTTGCGTTTGCAAGAACGGCGACCGTAATTGTGTATGTGTCGGAATCAACAACCGAAACTTGGTACTCTTGGTTCAGCACTCCGGCTGTAACATTTCCGCCCAATCCTGTAGCGCCGCTGAAGGTGACGAAATCACCTGTTACGCAGCCGTGCGCAGCATCAGTGACCGTGATAACCGGCGAGTCAAGAACGGCCCCAAATGGGTTTGTCAACGCAACATTGAACCGCGTGTACGTGGCCATAACAGCGGCTCCGCCGCCACCGGTTACCGTGGAGGTTGCCTCAACAAACACAGTAATCGTGTAGTCATCAACGCCGGTAACTGTTACGGTGTGATTTGTGTTTATCACGTCCGCTGGAATGCCGCCGACTGCATCGGCTCCGGAAAACGCTGCAATATCCCCTGTTTTCAAGCCGTGGGCAGTGTCGTTTACATTGATGACTGCCGACCCGTCTGTAGTGTCAAATGGGTTGCTTAGAGTTATAGGGGAATCTGTGTACGAGCGTAACGGCGTAATGTCGTTGTATGTTCCGCCTCGCTCAATGTAGAACTTCAGGTTCGTACCAACGCCAACCAAGTTCAAGCTGCTGAGAGTTACCCAGTTCCACAGCGAGCGGCAAACACCAAGGAACGAATTGGACGAAATGCGCTGCCAGCCGCCAATCTTTTCGGGTGTTCCGGAACGAAACCGCACCTTCTCAGACTCATACCAACCGCCAACGACTTGCGTAGCAGAGCCCACCGGACCAAGTGATTCCGATGCGTAGCGGGTGTTTTCACGCGAGACGCCGGGGCGAAACAGTAATTTCTTAAGCGGCATTTTTTACCTCAAAGTTGCAGCATTTTCGCACTTAACTCAGGAAAAGGGAACGCTCCGCTTCCCGGCGCTTGACGAGTCCGGGCAGAACCTTGCCCCCGCCCTTATTCCAGACGCGAAACGCATCGGCCGCACCCTCCCAGTCCTCTCGGTTTGCCTTCATGCGAATTGTGGACCGCTGAAGATTGCCTAACCCGAAATTAAAGGAGATAGAGACCAGAGCGTCAAAAGCGCCTTGACGGCCAACCACGCTGGGAACAAGTCGAAGAACACCGCGTTCAAAAGACGCGACGTCAATACGGAATAGTTCGTTGATCTCTTCCTTGGTCCAGACACGGTTGTCCTCCGGTTTCAATGGGTACTCACTGCGGATCATGGGTATGTCGTCTTTGGTCTTGCCCGGAGGCCGTACCATCGGCAGCCTGATCTGTTCTTGGTACAGGACGTGGCCGTAGCCAATCGTCCAAATGTGCGCCGGGCAGAGGTATGGCCGAGAGCGAAAGCCCTCGTACCGGTGCATCAGGTCTTCTCCCGCCTTGCTCAGTTTCACTTTTTGCTCCAGCCGCGAGAGCCAAACCAAAAGCCAATGATGCCGCCAAGGATTGCCATTTCATCGGCGCTGAAAATTACGTCAGAGTAGCGGATCACGTCGTCAATGCTCTGGATAAGGCCCGGATGCTGGTACAGATACCAAGCCATGAATGCATTGATTGCCACCAGCTCGGTGACAAAAATGTACGTCACCGTGGGCCGCACAGTGCCGACGTAGTTAACAACCCACCTGCTGGCCTTCTCAAGCACCTTCTCGTCGTGGCTGAGTGCCGCTTCGGTCATCCGTGCTTCAGTCTCCATCGCCACCTGCTCGGTGCGGATTTCCTCAACACGGGCTTGGGCAGCAAAGCCAGCAGCGGCCAAGGCAAGCTCACGCTCCGTCTGGACGGCGGCCAGCGCCAGCTCATGCTTTTGGTCGGCCTTGTTCTGGAAGTATTCCAAGAGCTTTGGCAAGCCGGAGATCAGCAGACCCCCGAGAGTTGAAAGTAGTGAAAGCATCAATTTCCCCTTTTAGTTAACATGGCGCTGGCAATCTCCAGCATAAAACGGACCTGCTCAAGGCTCTCAGGCTGCTGAGGCCAGCCCACGGTAATCTGCCCAACGAAGCGGTGACTGTCTGGCGGTACGCTTACCCGGCAGGTGAAGCCCACGCCCTTCTCGATGTACCACAGGCCCACCTCAGACTGCGCGTAGCGGTACTCACTGCACGGAATCTGGTTCGTCATGAGCGCGATCACGTCATTATTGTTGCCAGAGTTCTGACTGAAGAGCCCCACGTCAATGTCCTCAATCGACTTATCCCTGCCATCTTTGGTGTACGCCTTGTACAGCACGCGGGAGTTGAACAGTGGGTTGACCTTAAAGATCGCCACCACACTTGCGCCAGTCTTCTTGAACAGCATGGCGGATGTCTCGTCCGCTCGACTAGTGTTTATCTCTGGGAGCTTCTTGGACTCGCGGTAAGCGTCCCTCATGAACTCTTGGTTCTGCCAAAGGAAGTACCCTGAAAAGGCAAGCACACCCATCAGGATGATGGCAAAGAGTTTAAACGGGCTGTCCACATAGCCAAGCACCGTGTCGAGCGTAGAGCTGGGTTTCTTGTCGCTCATCGCAGGTGCCTCATGTACAGCACAATGCCGTAGACCAGCAATGCAGCCAAAACAACGGTGGCAATCCCAACGGCTACGTACTCAACCAGCTGCTCAGCCCGCTTCTTTCGCAGGAGGATGGCCCGATCATTGGCCTCTTTGGCTTCACGGCGGCGACGGGCGGCTGCGGCTTGGAACTTCACCCAGTCATCCCACATTCCCGGACGACCAGCATAGACCATAGACTCGCGCAGGTGCTCCTCTTGTTGCTTGAGTTGCTCCAGCGCCATGAACTCTTCCATGTCGGAGCGTTCTGCGCCCCCTGCGGCTTTCTTGGTCGCCTTCTCTTGGATTTTGGCCTTGTTGTCGAAGTAGTCAAATACCCGACCGCCGAGCGAAGACAGCTCTTTGCCGTTAGCAAGAGCCGCTTTGATTACATTGAAGGCAGCATTCGCCGCCGCAAGCTCAGCCAGCATAGACCCACCAAAAAACGTAAGCGCACCAAACCACAGTGGCCATCAAACTGGCTGCTGCAACAAATGCAATCAGCCAGTCCCACATGGTCAAGTCTGCAAGAAGGCCGATCCTGCGGCGATGGCTGCATTAACCGAAGTCATGTCTTCCGTTGTCCAGAAGTCCTTGGCAACCATCAACTCAAGGTGTTCAACGTTGCGATCTACGCAAGCTTTCTGTTCTTCAATTGGTTCGCTGAGCAACTGCTCGCCAGCAATGATGCCGTTGATGAGGTTCACACTGTCCAGCATGGCGCTGTAGTGTTGAGCGATTTGTTCGGGAGTTTGATTTTCCATGATTTAAGCTCCTTTCAGTTGATTGAGTTCATCCTGCAAAGCGTCAACCTTTGCAGACAGTTCTTGGATGGCCTTGGCCATCACAGGCAGCAGCTTGCCGTAACCAGCTTCCAGTTTCTCGGGATTGTCTTCAAACACCAGACCGGGGATGTTGACACCAGCAGTAGCCTGCGCAACCTTCAACTCTTGAGCGATAAAACCAGTGTCATGTTCACCAACTTTGCCGCCATCACGCATATTCCAGTCAAAGGCGACAGGACGCACAGCGTTGATGAGGTTGAGGCCAGCATTAAGGTCAACGATGTTGGTCTTGTCCCGCTCATCAGACAAGCTGGTGATTGTGGTTACTTGGCAGCGCAGAGTTGCAATGCTGGAGTTACCAAGCGTGATTTCGTTGGATACGGTTGCAGACGATGCTGCTGAGTTGTATCCAATCAGGATGTTGTTGGAGCCAGTGGTCAGGTTGTTGGTTCCGCTAAAGCCAGCGTTTGCGCCAAGCAATACGTTTTGCGCTCCGGTGGTTACGGAGTATGCTGATCTCCGACCAATGGATGTGTTTAGATCGCCTGTCGTAATTGATTGGGCGGCGGTGTGACCAACAAATGTATTGTTTGATGCGGCGTAGCCTGCGTTTTGCGCTGCGCCATACCCAATAGCTGTATTCCCAGAATAGCTGGATGTTGCGTTGAGAAGCGCTCCATATCCAATTCCCACAGACTGAGATGACCCGTATCTAAGAGCCTGATACCCGACAGCCACACTGCCGCTTGTGCCCGTTGTGGTGTCTGACACAGCACCCATAGCGCCTTCACCAATGGCAATGTTTTGGTTTCCTGCTCCATCGGCTGAAGCGAGAGCGTTATAACCAATTGCAATAGCCCCGTTACCTGATGTGGCGGCAGTGAGAGCCCCGTTACCTATCGCAACAACTCGTTGTGAGGTAGTTGCCGCCAAAAGGGCTTGACTACCAACAACCACGTTGTTCCCACCCGTAGTATTTGCACCAAGCGCCCCATCACCCACAGCTACGTTGCTTGCGCCTGTAGTGTTGGCATCCAGAGCCTGATAACCAACAGCGGTGTTATTTGATGCTGTGGTGTTTAACTGTAGAGCCGCAAACCCTACCGCCACGTTGTTAATGCCACTAGTATTATTTTGTAAGCTACTGTCACCAAGTGCAGAGTTATAACCACCAGAAGTATTTGAAGTTAAACTATATGCTCCTACCCCAGTATTTCCAGAGCCTGTACTAGCGCCTAAAGCATTTGAGCCAACAGCGGTATTTGTACTTCCAGTAATGTTGGCATCCAGCGCCCGGAAACCAACGGCTGTGTTGTCTGTGCCACTGGTTGTCAGTAAGCCGGCACGATAACCCATCCAAGTGTTGTTAACGCCCGTGGTGGCGTTACCAGCCTCAAAACCAAGCGCAGTTTCAAACGGTGACACGGATTGCGTGACGCCCGACAAAGAAGCGCCAGCAGCAGCACTTGTCCAAGTTGTGCCGTTGGATGTCAGCACGTTGCCGCTTGTGCCGGGAGCAACCACTTGAACAGCGGATGTGCCGTTGCCCAAAATGACGCTATTGGCTGTCAGAGATGTTGTGCCTGTACCGCCGTTTGCGACAGGCAATGTGCCCGTAACGCCCGTAGACAATGGCAAGCCTGTTGCGTTGGTCAAAGTCACCGACGAAGGTGTTCCCAAGACAGGAGTGACCAGCGTTGGGCTTGTTGACAACACGGTGTTGCCAGAGCCTGTGGAGGTGGTTACTCCAGTACCGCCGTTGGCAACTGGGAGAGTGCCGGTGACCTGAGTGGTAAGGTTCACGCCCGACAACGTGCCGCCCAAAGTCAAGTTGCCCGTGGATGTAACAGTGCCCGTCAGGGTAATGCCGTTGACTGTGCCTGTGCCGCCGACTGAGGTGACTCCGCCAGTCGCGCTAGTGGCAATCTTTACAAAGTCCGACCCGTTCCAAGCCGCCAAGCATTTCTCGCCCGAAACAATCGTCACACCAGTGGTTGGGCCTGCGCCGCGCAGCACAATAGAGCCTGTGCCAGCGTTGATGACGATGTAAGGCTTGCTCTGAGCGGGGGCTGTAATGTTGCGGGTTGTGGCCCCGTTACTGGCCGTCCACAGAAGAACCGCCTGACGCGCTTGGTTGGCCGCAAGGACGGTGGTGGTAAGCGTCACATCTGCGTCGGCGCTCAGTGTGGTGGTTCCTGCAACAGCCGAATCGACCAGCGATGTAATTGAGTCGTTAACAACGTCCCCCCATGTGCCGTCAAGCTCGCCTTCAACCGGCAAAGCTAATCCAAGCAGTGTGGTATTTCCTGTGGTCATTCAAATGCTCCTAAGTGACAACTTCCTGCCAAGCAGGGGTTTGCGTGTCGTTAACATCCGCCCAATCGGGCGTTTGTGGGTTACTGACATTTTGCCAGTTTGCTGCCTGCGTGTCATCAGTCACACCCCAACCGGCGGACTGACTGTTTCCAATACCTTGCCACTCTGCGTCTTCGCCATCGTTTATTAAGCTCCAATAGCGAACGCCAAGCTGTCCAACACTTCCCGTGGCTGTAACGCCCGTCACCGACGGGTTGAATGTCATGCTGCCAACAGTCCCGGTGGCAACAACGCGGGCCAGCTCAATGCTTACCCCACCGTTTTCAACCGACCCAACAGAACCCGTGGTGGCCACAGCGGTCAAGCCAAAGGATGTGTCGCCCGCTACGGTTCCAGCAATACCATTACTGGTGACGGCAGAAAGCAAAACCTGCACGCCCCCGAACTCAACCGCCCCAACGGACCCGGTTGCAGTTACAGCGGAAATGGGTATCGCCAGACCAGCCTGCGTGTTACCAGCCGTACCTGTTGCCGCAACTCCAGTTAGCTCGGGCGCTGAGACTTCAGGGCCAACAAAACCAGCAGTGCCTGTTGCAGTCACCCCCGATATTCCTACGGGGATGCTTACGCCGAGTGAGCCAACGGAGCCTGTGGCAGTAACGCCGGACAAACTAGGTGAGATACCGGGGGCAACGTTGCCCACCGAGCCGAAAGCAAAAACCGCCGCGCCGTCGTCTTCAGTTACTGCGGTAACGGTGCCCGCTAAACCTGTTGCGGTTACGCCGGACAGTGAAACAAGGCGCGATCCAACAACCGAACCAACTGAACCCGTTGCTGTAACCGCTCGCAGTGGTGGGCTTACTTGACCGACCGTGCCTACGGCGGTTACGCCGGAAATTGCAATCACAATACCGGGGGAGACACTACCTACAGGGCTAGTGCTTCCACCCCAAACGCCACTACCCCAAGCACCAGCCCCCCAAGAGCCGCCCGTAGAAACGCCGGACAGAGGGTTGGTTTGCTGTTTGTCTACAGAACCTGCTGCGCCTGTGGCGGTTACGCCTGCGCCAGAAGCCGATATTCCCGGTAGTGCTCCGTACGGGGTTTCAGCAAATGCTGATATTCCGAACATGGTTTACGCCCATGTTCCAACGCTGGTGTTAGCTCCTGAGGCCCCAACGGGATAGATTCGAAAATAAGCGCCCAGCGCAACCGTGTACGCCCCACCGGGGGCTGCGCTTAGTTGGTATTGAGGAATGAAAGTTCCGCCAGAGTTGACTGACACTGTTCCTTTTAGCCGCGCATGCGCAACCACCGTGTTAACCGTCAAGCCAACGCCGGTAAAAGCAGAGGCTGTCGCCACCTGAAAATAGTATGCAATGGGGCCAAGACCGGTGGTGAACGCCGAGTTCGACGAGCTTGCTGTTAAAGCTGAGTAGCCGATGTTGTTCAGTGTCGCAGTTCCACCAAACAACAAACTGATGCTGTGGGCGGTCGTACCCGCCGTTTTGGACATTGGAAAGTAACCCTCGAAGGCGTAGACCGTGCTACTGCTGAGCGTCACCCCAACACCCAAAAAGGATTGCGCAGTGGTCACGTTGCTGCCTGCCAGCGGTGCGTTCAACCTGTAATACTGCATGCCGGGAACAACTCCGCGCTGTGTCCCTTGTGGGGTTGCATACAGAACCTTGCCGTCGTACTCCATCGCCCCAGCCAAAGCTGTTGTTAGGTTTGTGCCTGCTTGAAAATCCAAAGGCGGCGCGGTAGTTGTGCCAGCGTTCAGCGTCAAAATATTGGACTCGTTCCGCAGCACCGAGCGAGAGGATGGACCAGTCAGGAAAACGGTAGAGGTGCCGGAAAGCGTGATGGCACTGCCCGCATTGGATGACGCAAGGATTGTTGTACGCGCAAGTGTTGGACCTGAAGTCGAGTACGTGCCAATACCAGACTCCCAGTTACTACCGCTGATAAGCGTGTAATAGGTGGTGTTGCCGTTGCCAACAACGGCAAAAGTCTGAAACCCAGTAACAGCCCCGGCAAGCGTAATCGTGCCAGTCCCGGTTGTTACCGTGGTCTCTTGGACGCGATCTGCAAGTACGAGCGCCATGCCTTAGCCTCAAGCAAGGTTCAGCAGAGCGGTGCCGGGGGAGTTAGCTGGCATCGTCAACGTGAATGTGCCAGCGGTCACGGATTGCGAACCAAACGTATGCACGCTGACGGCGCGGTTGGCTTGCGTGCTGTTGTAGATCAGTACGGTGTCAAACGCAGTGGTGATGGTCACATTGGTGTACACCAAGCTGCCAGAGGGGGTCCAGTACGCTGTAGTGCCGCCTGTAGTTGGGGCCGTTGCGTTAGTAACTGTAACGCCGCCAGCGGTGTAGTTTGTGCCAACCACTTCGTCCGTTGTGGAGTACGCGGTTGTACCTGCGCCCAAAGAGCCTGTTGCGTAATACAACGCACCTTTAAAAGTGTCTGCACCCGTGCCTGCACGGGTCACAGTGGTGCCAAAGTTGTGCAAAGCCTGAAGAATTTCAGCCTTGAACGAGGTAGTCATTGCTTGAGAGTTAGCCATTTAAGCCTCCGTATTAACCAAGTGCAGCGGCGATACCGTCCGCTAAAACATTTTTTTTCAACTGCACATGTGCAGAACGGTGAACAAGCTCACCCTCCAACCAGTACTCCGTCCAAGTCGTGTACTCGTTTGCATTATCGACGGAGCCCTCTTTCTTTTCAAGCAAAGAATCGTCCATTTCGCCTTTGGTGGTGTTTACAATCAATTTGAACTCCTGATAAGTGCTGTTGTTGCGCCGTTTGTGGGCATTGTGATTGTAAAGTTGGCGGATGTTTTATCTGATCCAAAGTCCAATACAGCCACAGATCGGTCTGCCTTGGAGCTGTTGTAAATCAAGGCACAACGCGCAGTCACTGCCGCACCAAACACTACGTCCGCAAAGTCAACATAAGCCGTGAACCCGGAGGAGCTGATAGTTACGCCGGTCATTGTTACGCCACCAGCCACGTAGCCTGTACCCGTCACTTCGTTGGCGGTAGAGTACACCGTGGTGGACTCGTTTAAATCCGCGCTGGCCGTGTACAAGGCAATCTTGAGCACATCCGTGGTGAGGTTGTGGACGGCCTCGTACAGCTCCTTTTTGAAGCTGGTGGTTTGCGTTTGAACAATACTGCTCATGACACCGCCACCCTAACCTGACCGTCACGGTATGCGTCAGCCCGTTGCTTGCCATCACCAAGATTCTTGAGGAGCGCAATAGCTTGAACGTACCGATCTTGGTACAGCTTCAGCATGTCTGGCTCGCCCTTCATGTAAGTAATCGCCTCACACATGGTGCCGTACAAAAGGGCTGAATCGAAGTTGTCCCCCAGCCACGTACTGCCCGCTGTAACGATCGACTCCGGGTAGTAATAGAAATGCAGTTCAACCGCATAGTTAGCATTTGGTGTTGGCCCAAGAAGCAGGGTCAATTCGTTGGTAACCGTGCTACCGCTTGTCGTCGGGCCAAAAATGGCGTAATGCTTGGGCAACCCAGTAGACGTTGGGTTGGGGTACGCGTCACGGATAAAGTTGACATCCTTATTCAGAAGGTATGTGTATTTGCCCGTGCCATCAATTACAGCCAGTGAGTACGCCGACAAAAAATCTTCCGGCGTGGACAGATACTTGTTGCCGCTCGACAGCACGCCGGTCATGTTCTTTCGCAAGTTGGCGAGCTGCACCGTGTTGTAGATGCGCTGCTCTGCCTGCCGAATAAACGTGTCCATATCCACCGTCGAGAACACGTTCTCGCAGTAGTCGGAAACAGCGGTGACCAGTTCGTCGTACGTCATATCAAGCCATTGGGCCTCGGGCCATCAAACCTTTGGTAGCCGCGCCAGTGCCGCGAATCTTGATGCCGCTGGTCTTTACGCCGTTTGCGCCGGGGTCGCCGTCGCTCACGCGAGGGGTTGCCGTTTTGCGCGTCATCTTGTTAGCGGCCAGATTGTTGGGGTCTTGCATGACCTTCGCGCCGGTACCTGCTTTGCCGTCCATGGTGTGCGGCTTGGCGTAGACGCTGGCTTGGCCAACTTCTTTGCCCATCATTTTCTTGCTGAAGGTTGCCATATTAGCCTCGCTTTTGTGCTGCAATTTTAGCCAGACCACGACCCATCGACTTCATGTCGGCGTTGGTCTTACCGCCGCCGCTCTTGCCGGGTTTGCCACCCATCAACTCTTTGGATGTGGGGCCGCTATCGCCAAGATTTTTACCCTTGGTTTTGCCTTGAGACGCAATGCCGTCTGCTGATTTACGAAAAGCCATTTGAAACTCCTTCAAGATATAGAGACTGTACCAACAAACGCGGTCGCCACCAAGTAGTTTGGTGTTAACGCATCGTCAAACTCACTGGCCCCACCAACAGGGTTCCACCCCCACTGGATGTCCCGCGAACCGCCGGACAGATTACCTGCTGCGTTTACCCCAGACGTCACGTACGTCGTGTCCCGGCGAGGGTTGCGCAGTGCTTGAGGGTCATCCACAGGGAACGTACCCAGCATCAATTGTGGCTGATCGGGGTCCCAGCACTCAGGGCAGACCAGCAGTTCATACTTGCGCTGTTTGATGATCTCCGTGCGGAGTTTCTTTAGCTTGTACTGTTGGCCGCAGCGATCACATTCCGCAATCGCTATCTTGCCTGCTGCAAAACGGTTACCCATTAGAAGCCTCCGCCGCTTCCGATAAACATCGCACGAGGAACAAACCGCACAGCGGCTTTCTCTCGATCTTCGCCGGCCGCAATCTCAAAAGTTTCGTCGTACATTTGCTTCAGCATCTGGATGCGCGGCATCAATTCGGGAACCTTGACTGCAATGTGGTACGCAAGACCAGACACCAAGGCCGGAAGGAATCGGAAGTTCATGTCGGCCGTCTCAGCACCAGCGCCAGCATCTTGCACTCGACGCAGACGCCAGTAAACAAGCTGGTACGGGGTTGAGTTGTCGGGCGTTGGCCAAACAGTTACCGCAGGAAGCTGAGGAACGTACACAGCTGTGCCGTCCGTATGGGATGCTGCGGTCGTATTGTTTTGCCCACGGAACACGCCACCAAGGGTGTTGCCAGACACGTACGTGTAGTAGATGTCCTCTGAGTCAAGACGAATAAAACCGGACCCAGCTAACCCAACCACCGAGTTAAGCGTGATCGTTGTGTCCGTGGAGGTGATTGCTCCACTGAGGACGGACGACGTTGGGTTAACTTCGCCAGAAAGCCTTTGAATCCAAATTTGGATTGGACGAGCCTGCTGAAGCTTGTTTGGAATAGTCGCATAGGTGGAGACGCTGATGCGCGTAATGGTCAAGTCAGCTTGCGTGGAGGCTGTATTGGAACCTGTGCGGATCACGTGCTCAAGCAGGTCGATGGTGTCCGTAGGAAGGGCGTATGTTGACAGGCCGGGGGTCAAGTCAATGATCCCCTGCTCCATGGTCCACATGTTGATGCCCTTGCTCTGCCACTCAATGGTCATCAGGTTCATCGACCGACGAGCTGTTCGCAAATCGTAGCCAGAACGCATCTCACGGCCGGCCCGCTCCCATGCCTCTTCAGCGATCTCCGTGAAGTCCATATTGAAGAGGGTGGAGCCGGTAGTGGTCATGGTTTACTTCTTTGCAGTCTTTGCTGATTGGCGAAATGCCTGAGCCGTAGGCGCTCCAGCAGAGCCGGGCTTACGCATTTTCTCACCAGAACCGGCAGCAATGCGTTTTTTCTTCGCGTTGATGTTGGCGTACAGACCCACAGGACCGCCCTCAGCGTACTGAGTGAAGTCAGTGTTATCCCGGCGTGCTTTTTTCACGCCTTTGGGCATCTTGGAGGGCAGCATGTCACCCATGCCTCGCGACGAGCGCATGGCTTACACCATCTTGCCGCGTGTATGACCTTTGCTCACGCAGCCGTCACCACGAGTAACGCTACCGCCCTTGGCCTTCTTCACGACAGCTGGCGCAGCAGGTGTGCTACTGGCAGCGTTGTAAGCCTTCTCGGTTTTTTTGCGCATCTTGGCATCAGCAGCTTCCTGCATTGCCTGTTCAATCATTGCCTTGTCCATATCAACTCCTTAGCAAGTTTTGCCACCACGGGCCATTTTTACCATTGTGCCTTTGGTTTTGCCTTTTGTGGCAATACCATCGCGACTGGGGGCTGCGGTCTTCACTGCGCCCATTTTGGAAGCCATACCACCCTTGGCCAGCTTAGTCATTGGCTCACCTTTGTGCAAGCGGCCTTCGTGTTTGTTCACGGCCTTTTGCATCATGCCCTTATCCATCTTTGCGTCTGTGTGTTTCATTGCTGAACTCCTCTTAGGTTGTCGATCTTGCGCTCAATTCGGTCAAACCGGTCAAGCAATTGCGCCATGTCGGCACGAAACTCGGTGCGAGTAATGTGGTCACGCGCCACCTCTTCTCGGGTGCGGTTGAGCAAAATACTCAAACGATCCAACTCGTCGAACTTGCTTTTGAGCAAGAACCCCATAATCGCCACAACGGCGCTTAGCGCTACATTCCAAAGCATCATCTCCATGGCTTAGCACTTCCATCTTGCCAGTGAGGCCGCCTTGCGGGTGGGCTTGCCCTTCTCGTCTTTCATCGGGCCCGGCATGCCTGACATGCGAGCACAGAAAGAATCCTTGCGAGCGCCGCCTTGGGGCTGTGGAGCCTTCAGGTTGCTGCCGGTTTCCCTGTTGTATTTGGCCCGCCCCTTCGCAGTCAAGCCCGCCCCTTTGGAGACCGGTAGCTTTTCGCCACGGCCAACCGCAAGGGAGGGGCCTTTTTTCTTGGGGGCTGCTTTAGCCATAGAACACCGTAACCGACGCAATGTTGGTCAGGGTGGCGTACACATCGGTCTCAAACAAAACACCTTCCTGTGGAATGGCCACATAGAACGAATTGGGGTTTGAGTTGGATGGGATGTCGATCTCAATCAGCGTCGTGCCGCCAGAGCCGCCATCCTTCAACAGGAGTGTGCCGGCCGCGCTTGCGGTTGCGCAAATTGAGAAACCTTTGACACGCGTGCGACTCGCATATACCGAGCCGGATGCGTTAACGTGCTTTGCACTTACATCGCCTTGCATTGCCATAATCAATCTCCTTTAAGACGGGGGTCGAAACCCCCGGATTGATTACTCGTTGGCGAACGGAGTGGCTACAGTGCCGGAACCCAGCAAAGTGCCGGTGACCATGTATTTGTTTTCAGCCAAGACAGTAACGGTGATGACTGAGCCGGCAGCGCCACCAGTGGTGGTGCCGTTCAAGCGAATTACATCATTTGCTGCGGCGGGAGCGTACCCAGTCGTAGCGCCTGAAGCGTCCGTGGCGACCATCAACAAAGAGCCTACAAACTTGTCTTGGCCGTCTGTGGCGATGATGACAAGAGTTGCGGCGGTCTCAATGACGATTGTGTAGGTTGTACCTACGTTGTTTGCGGTGTTTGGGTCTTGGCCGGGGCCGGAGGTCACAGAGTTGGCTGTGACGTTAATTGCGGGCAGTGTAATGACCAGCGTCGCATCGTTTGTGCGGATGGTTTTGCCAGCGTATGAAGCAACGTTCAGAGCCAAAGTGTTTGTGCCGTTTGCCACATCGACAACGGTAGCGGGACCTTGGGAGATGAAGCCAGCCAACGAACGAACTGGGCCTTGGAAAGTAGTCTGAGCCATGATGTATTCCTCATGCGGTTAAGGCGTATCTGTCTGCATGACGTCGGCCCGGAGCCGTCAGATACACCGGAAAAGTCCGGGGGTGTGTGCAATATACCCCAAAAGAAAAGGGCCCACAAGGGGCCCTTCTCAAATATTCCCGAAGGAATATTAAGCGCCGGGAGAACCGTAAGCGCCCAGTGGGTCAGACACGCCGAAGCTGTAACGCTCACGAGCCTTGTAACGCACGTTACCGGTGTCAAAGTCGCCGTCCATGGAGTTCGACAAAGGCGAACGAACGAAGTGCTTCAAGCCGTTAGGCACGTCAGTCAACAGGAACCAAGCGTTGTTGTCAGTCAAGAAGTTGTTGACTG